GTACTACCTGATATGACTCCTAATATAGTCTCCTGAGTTTCGCTCAAATTTGTAACTCTAATATACTTTACATTGTCTCTATCTATAGCGCTCTCAGCTGCATGATTAGATGAGTTAAATTCTGCTATAGTTGTAATTTGACTATGAGCGCATGTAATGGTCCTCTCAAATGTATCCACTATACTAGATATAGTATTTACATTAGTACTCCCTCTATTACTACCATTAATTGTAACAGACTCTGTAATTGTTGTTGTTAATGTCGGCATATTTATTTATGTTTTATTGTTATCTTAAAAAATCCTATTTCTATTATCCATTTACCTATCTTTATTTTATACATACTATACTATCATCAATAGGTACATCGCATGAGTCTAATACAGACTCTATTATTATATTTATATCGCATACCCATCCCGATAATGTATTATCAAATCTCTCTGTAAATGGCTCAAAAGTAAAATTATCATCTACCCAATATCTAGGCTCCTCTCCCGCTTGAGCATTATATGTATATGTATTTTCTCCATGTTTTAATAATGCTATTAGATCTGACATTATCTGCATAGTATCATTTAATACATACTGCTGATTATCCTCATCTGATATATCCATTATAAATACCTGAAAATTAAATGACTTTTGAGACATAGCTAAGTCTATATTACCTATATTTACATGAGCTAGAGGATACTTAGTATTTTTCTCTAAGTCTATATCCCATATATCCCCTGTAGTAACTGACTCTATTTGTTTATGACTCTCTAATAGACAGACTAAGGTATCTAATGTATTGCTATAAGTTTTATATCTAATTGCCATATTATGTATTTTCTCTATTTACTGACTTATTATTATTTACATCTAATTGATATGCCATAAATGTAAAACATTCTAAGGCTGGTATTTTTGTAATCTCATCTAATTTATTTACATTGCCATCTGCTAGCTTATAGATGACTTCATACCATCCCCACTTTTTTTGAATTGTATTAGCCTCTCCTTCATTGTCTCCTCCTTCAAATATACTGCCATAGTTTCTAAGAGTTGCGCTCCTAAAGCGTAAAAAAAAACACTAGCACCATTTATATCATGTACTTTTAGATTGTCTCTAAATAGGTTTGCCCTCTCCTCTGAGGGCTCATACTCCTCTATTAAGTATTTATCCCCATCCTCTTTTATTATAGGTCTATATAGTATAGATAATAAAGTATGTAAGTTTTCATACATTCCATCTCTAATACATTGCTCAATATCTACAAACTCTCCTAAACTTACATTTTTTAATTTAGGATTAAATCCATATTTTTTACCTTTAATATTTAGTATATGTTTTAATTCCTGATTAGGCTCTGATTTTAATAGACTAGACATTACCTCATTTATTTTAGATAAATCAGCTAAAGTCATATCCCATAAATCCTGCTCAGGTATATCTGTAAGATGATGTATCATCATTACTAATCTAGTATGGTCTGTAGTTTTTTCGTTAGTCAAATAACTCATTACAGACATATATTTATCTAATGGTAGCTCATTCCATGTATCTGGCATATTATACCATTTTGAGTCTTTGCCTTTTTTTAGTTTTATTTGCATATATATTATAATAGAAAAATTAATAATTTAGTTTAGAATTGTATTAATAGACATAATACCTCCCATAGTTAGCGTCTATAGCAAAGTAAAATCTCATCATTATAGCATCAGCATAATCAGGAGACCTACCTATAATATCCTTAATTTGAGGCTTAGGTATTATTTGTAGCTTAGCATCCTTATCTATATTGTAACTTCTGACTTGCTCTAGCTCTTGTACTATACTATTTTTTACTTTTATATCATTTGTAGATATACCTACTTTGCCCTTATTTATATAATCAGACATATAGTAATAGCATTGAGTTTTAAGGTTTTGGTAATTTTCTTTATTTAGACATTTACTACCATTGATAAATCCTCTACATCCTGGTATCATATCTACCACTCCTGATCCTATACCATCCTCATCAATAACTATATTTCTAGTATATACATCATTCTCTCTCTGTAATTCTTTTATAGTATTAGCTACCTCAGTCAAAGATGATTTATGTATAGTAATTATCTTATCTATATGCATGCCAGTCCATAGACAGATGATGGTCTTATCCTCTCCATATCTACTAATATCAGCTGATATATACCTATCTCCCTCCATCCCTTTAATCTCAAATAATGATATTATATTATCATAATGTATTAGTCCATCCTTTGTAGCATCATACTCCCAATTACCATACAATAGTCTCTGCTTACTTATCTCATCTAATGACTCTAGATTAGTCTTATAATGTTTAGATATATACTCATTATCATCTACTAGACTTTGTATAAATACCCTATTAGGTTTTATTGTACCCTCCTTTGCTGGCTTATAGTAATTAGAGTATAGCCATCCTTTACTAGGATTACAGGTAAGTAATAGAGTAGGAGTCAGTTTATTCTCATCTAGCTTATATCTAAGTCTAGACATTAATACCATCTTAGCTCTCTCTGTTATCTGATTAGCTTCATCTAAAAATGCAGATGTAAGCTCATAACTTCCTAATGAGTCAAAATTTCTATCTGATGGATACGCAAACATGTCCTTAAGTATTATCTCAGATTTATTAAAAAAGGTAATTACATTAGACTGAGCATTATAATTATAGTGTTTCTTACTCTCTATGCCCCATAACTTACATACCTCAAAAAATGTATTTAATGTAGTTTTTTTAAGACTATCTAATTTTGACCTACCCATTAGATGTCTAGTCTCAGGATATTTTAAGCACATCATCAGTAAATATGCACATCCTAAAAATGACTTTCCTCCGCCCGCACTTCCGCCATAGAGTATTTCATTAGTATTAGTATCAAATAAATACTTTAATGCTGTCTTTTGTTTATGTGTAAATGATGGCTTAATATTCAACCCCATCTATATTAATATCTATCTTTATAGGCTCATCCTTACTGCTTATATCAAGCTCTGACCTCTCTATATACCCTCTCTGCTTACCTCTACATTTTAGATAAAATATAGTAGCTGAGGTATTACCATCTGCTATCTGTCTATGTAATGATGTCTCTACAAAATCTAATGCTAAATTATTAATATCCTCTACCTTATCCTTAAAGTCCTTATCCTCTTTAAGCCATTTATAATATGTAGCTCTAGGTATGTCTGCTGCCTTACATGCTGCACTAACTACTCCCAGGCTAGTCTCTAGAGCCGCTAACATGCTCTCCTTTTTTATGTGCCTACTTTTGTCTATACTCATATAATATAATAGAATTTTTTACATTTTATTTTTTAGGTCCTCAGGAGTAGGTAATAATATACCTAATTCTGTCTGACTCCATATCCTTATCTGCTCTATATAGTCATTAAATTCTCTCCTATCCATTGTCTTAGTATCCTCTATCATAAACTCCCTTTTGAGTAAATCATGTATCTCATGAGGATAATAGCCTAGCTCACTGCTAAGGATTTTAACTATACACTTCCAATAATAATTATTTTGTTTATGGCTTCTCTGCATTATTAGACTTAAATTTATCCCACTCTCTCATAGGATTACTATGCTGAGTATCATCTGCATCTCTATGTATATCTGGCATCCCTTTATACTCATCTGTAATAACTTGCTCCATATATTGACTACAGCAGTACGCATCCTTACATACTAACCTATTATCTACTGATGTAAATTTAACTCTATACAAATCAGTAGTATTACCGCATATATTACAAAGAAATCTCATCTAAATAATCTAATAATTGTTGCGGCGTATATATTCTTAAATCATCATTAATAATACCATATAAATAGGTAAATGTTTTTTTATCCTCATTAAAAGTCCATAAGGCTTTGACATTTTTATTTACCTGATGTCTTAGTATCTTTTTTATGCTTTTGTATCTCATGATTTTTAAGGTTATTTATTAGCTCTCTATTTCTTATCTTTGATTTTATACCTCTCTCTATTTGTGTAGTTACATACATACCTATTATTATGCCTACTCCCATTAATATTATACATTCCATGGCGTTCTCTTTTGTGCTAAAAAGCTTCTCTCTTTTATATCATCTTTATACTCCCATCCCATCTGTAG